TCCTTCACAAAAATACTATTTACATCACCAAATACACCTTGTTGGGCTAGTTGCATTGTGGTATCGGCAATAGCTTGCTGAGATTGTGGCATCGCAGAACCCGTTTGGACTTCAATTTCGTATTGAGTAATGGATAAATCATTTAAAAATTGTTGGGGAACAGACATTAAAGGTTTTTGTTCAGGGCTATAAATATCTATATTTTCTTGATTTTCACTCATCACAGCTAAGCGTTGTCCAGAAATTCTCATAATTCTAGGCTGCGTATAATAAAGCTGTATTAAGGTTATTCCTTTATTACTTAAATCCACTAGGAAACTTTTAAAATTGCGCTGAATTTCTCTAATAGAAGACATGGGAGACTCATTAAGATCACGAATCATTTGACCTGAATTTGCACCGACTGGCCTTTCTCCTGACAACATAACCTCATTAATTCTTGCTAATGAAAGCGCATCACGTTTTAAATTATTGATATGATCACGCATTAATTGAATATCTTGAGCAAGTTTATTCGTCACCAAGACAGGTTGCTGAAAAGTGCCTCGTTTTGAAGCGATAATATCAAAATTCTTAGATAAGTCATTGGGGTTTAGTGAATCTGGGCTCACAATTAACATAGATCTGTATTTAGCCACTAGTTCATTTAATTTATAGTATGCGTTAGTTAATTTATCCTGCGTAGCACATAAATCTCTTACATCACCATAACCGACAAGAGTATTAGTAGTTGTAGGAGTAAAAGTAGCGAAGGGAAACCCAAAAGGATAATCTATGGGACGATCTTCTAGTACATAATTGCCAATATATACGATTAACCTACCGTTCGGATATTTGAATAAGTTTTTTCTTTTAACGTCTTGTGTATCACTGTTATCTTGTTTTTCGGGTTGGAAAATAGTGTCGTCTCGTAAGTAGCACTCGTACACAGTATAATTACTTTCAGTACTAGAAGGAAAGTTACCCCTAGATAAATAAGCTTGACCTGAATCTTTGTCATTTGAATACCCCTGTAAAATATTAGTTTGCTCTGGCTCTTCAATACTTACTTTTTGCTTTTTATTTAACTTATCTAAAATTTCTAAAACCCGTGGATTACCTTTGTATTGATCTATTAAATCAAACTTAGATAATGATCTTTGTACAAAAATATAATTAGCATTTTGAATAGTGCTAGCAGCAGGCTCTGGAAAAAAATTCTCAGGACTTATTCTTGTAACAGAAACGTTACCTAAACCTTCATCTTTAGCTTGATTCCAAGCAACCTTTCCTATTCCAATTCCATAAATTAAACCATCACGAACAATTTGTTGATGAATATCAGAAATGTTATTAGCTTTTTTTACATTCTCCCAAACATCGTTAATTATTTCCGCGACAGAATCTAATTCTTTGAGAAATTCAAAATTAGCATGAGATAAAGAAGAGACTTTAACATTTGTTGTAATTTGAGCATCTAAAGCAATAGTAGCTTTTGTTTCAATTATCGGTCTTATGCAATTGTAATAATTGCGATTATTGCCTCGTCTTGGGTCAGAGCTATAAGAATAGCCAATGTCTGGCGCAACCATTCCGTTATAATATTTTGCATACTTAACAAAGTTTTTTTGATCCTCCGTATTCATAGCCGGACGACGCAAAGAATTTAGATATTTAACTAGCTTTTCATTTTTTAGGGACATACTTAATTTTAACCTGTTTTTTACACTTTGTTTTATGATATATTCCAATTAAATTATAACTTTTGTGCTTAGAGTGTAATCTACTTGCATGATTTTCACTTTGTAAAATTTTACAATTAAAGTATGAAGTTTAACGTAGGAAGCGAATTAAGATTCAAGAGAGATATAAAACTTAATCTTTGGGTAGATTCGATTTATCCAGCTGGTCAACTTGATTACAAAGAAGATCATATACGAGTAAAAATTGATAATTTTATTTTTGATGTTCCGTTTAGAACAGCTCAAGTTATTTTTGAATCAAATGTTGTTCCATTAGAGCCAGAGCCAGAAATAAAACCTGTAGAAGTAGAACCAAAAATAGTCTTGAAAAAGAAAAGAGCAGTAAGGAAAAAATCAAATGCATAAAGATAAAAAAATGGGCATGTTTATCATAAAAATAGGCGGTCCTGAATCTTCTGATATGTCAGATAAAAAAGAAGATATGTACGAAGAAATTAAAAAAGAAAAATCTGAAAATTCTAAAGACGAAAAAAAGAAATATAGCTTAGCCGATTATGGCGGATATAGTCCTGATGAATTAGTCAAGAAATTAGAAGATATAAAAGAGTCTATTAGCAACCAGAATACCCGTGAGGCCCTTATGAAAATTGATAGCTGCATAGTGAGAATTACTAAAAGGGAGTTACCCTCAATGAAAGAAGACGATCCATTCTCGACAATTAATTACCAGCTAGACAAAATTTTGCCTAATCAAGGCAAGTAGGAGCATACACAATGGAAGACATCCAAGATAATGATGTCGAGCAAGTTGAAGGTACCCAATTAAGTTTTGGGCAAACTGACGACACTCAACAAGCATCACAAGACGGACAAGTCGAAGACAATATTAATAATTGGAATGAAGACAAAAGATTTTCAGAGCATTGGGGTGAAGACCCAAATAAAATGTATGAATCTTTGAAATATTTAGAAAAGAAACAAGGAGATTACGATAGTCAAATTAACGACTATAAAAGTCAACTTGAAGAATCATCTAGGTATAAAACTGATTATGAAATATTAGAGAAATTAATGGATGCACCTGGAATTGGCGATGAGATTATGGGCGTTTTAGAGCGACATCAATCTGGCCAACAACAACAAATACAAGAAAATAATCAACCTAATCTTGAAAATAATATGCAGTCTCAAATGCAAGAGCTTTTAGATTGGAAACAAAATTTATCAGCAAGAGCAGATCAATTAGTTATGCAAGAACAACAAGAGCAACAGATGGGTGAAATTGATGAATATGCAAAAAAATATAATATTCAATTTAACCGTGACGACTTTTTAAACTATGCAAATGAAAATAATTTATCACCTGAATCATGGGTACATTATTTTAAGTCTCATGCGGCTGATGTAGCTATTGAAAACGCTAGAAATTTAGCGTCAGAAAACGCTTATAAATCTAAATTTTCTAACTTGTCCTCTCCTTCATCAGTAAGTAAAGGTCAAGGCTCTGTAAATATGCAAAATGTAGACGACGCATTATCAAGGATTTTAGGTTAATGGAGAAATACTAATGGCATTAACATCTGCACAATTAAACGAAGCAGTATCCGTTGCGCATCGCTTGATCGCCGACGAGCTAGCTTCATCATTTGCTAAGGCAAATTACTTTTATTCAATTATGAGTAAAAAACCACATCTTAAGAAAGGTGATGGTACCAAAATTCAAATTCCTATTCAGCTTGCAGAAAACGCAGCTAAAGGTTTCTTTTCTGGTGAATATGACACTGTTCCTACTAACGCAAATCAACAGCTAACTTTTGCAGAATTTGATTGGAAGTTTTACGTTTCTAATTCAACTTTCAACTTAAAAGATTTTAGTACTGGCACGGGTAGTAACTCAATTAAAGATCTCATCAAGGTCAAAATTTCTTTAGCAAAACAGGATGCAATCAGAGATTTGTCTGCTGCCTTACATACTAGTAGTGCTGGTAATGCAAATGCGTTAACCTCACTAAAAGATGCTGCAGGAGCTTCTGGAACTGCCTATGGTGGGTTATCAGATACTGATCTCGCAGAATGGCTTTTTGAGCGCGATACTACTACCAATACAATTAATTATGCAAACATTAATAATGTATTTCGTGTTCTTATGGGACGTGGACAAGGTGTTGGAGATGAGACTGGAACTTATGCGCCAGATCTTATGATTTCAAATTCATTTGTACTGTCAAAATTTCTTAATTCTCAACAGTCACAACAGCAGTTTACTACTGAACAAACATTAAAATCTGGATTTTCTGGATGCAACTTTAATGGTATTTCGTGGGTAGTAGATGAATTTTGTACTGGCAGTGCGGATGGTGCTACAGCTGATAATGAATTATACATTTTAAGTACAAATACATTCAGAATGTACTATAAGTATGGGTTTGAAGGTTCAAAATCGCCAATGGACACGTTAAATATGCGTTTGCCTAACCAAGCTGCAATTTCTTCTCAGACTTATTTAGTCATGAATTTAGTAAATATCGCACGTCGTTATAACGCTGTTTTCACAGCATTACAAAGCTAAGGAGATTACTATGGCATACAAAGCAATTAATAATATTCAAGCTGTTGACCTTGATTCTTTAAATGCAGGTTCAGCAACTAAAGAATATCCTTTAGGAACTATTTTACCTGTTAATGACACGTCTAAAGGTGGCGAGAGTCAATTTATGTACGTAAAAGCGCATGCTGCTTTTGCAACAGTTGGAACACCATTTGAAATTCAAGCAGGATCAGGTGGAGACGCTGAAGTCGTAACTGCTGCAGTGGCTGAAATTGTGAGCGGAGCTAAAATAGGCTTCAATACCACTGCTATCGCTTCTGGAGAATATTTCTGGGCGCAAATAGCTGGAGTTTTGACTGCTGCTGCTGGAACAGTAGCGGCTGGTGATCATGTAGAAGTATTAGCGGCTGGAACAACTGTTGTAGTAGATGGAACTACAGGCTCAACTGTACAATCAACAAAATCAATAGGAATAGCTAAAACTGCAACTTCTTCTGGTTCAATTGATTTGGTTATTATTCCTGGAAGAACGGTACAAGTAGCGGCTGCACCTGGAGCGTAAAGCAACTATGACTGATTATCAGGCTATATGGTCTCATGATGGAATTAGGTACTTTAAGTCGACAGGTACTGGAACCACATCAGATCCGTATATACCTGTAATCAACACCTCGGGGGGGGATTCAGGAGGGGGAACAGAATTTGAAAATGCAACAAATTTTGAGGTTACAATTGGTTCTGTTTCTACAGAAATAAAAGCAGCTAACGAAAGTAGAAAATTACTAGCCTTAGTAAATAATTCTGATGTAAATATTTTCATAAGTTTGGGTAGTGCTGCGGTGATGAATAGTGGAATAAGACTAAACGCTAATGGTGGTAATATCGTACTTGCAAGCCCTGTATATATGGGCGCAGTTTTTGGGATTACAGCCGCAGGTGGAAAAAGCATTGTAGGTGTTGAAGGCACATGACCTACATTTATAATCCACAACAGCTAGAGTCATCAGAAAACACTTTTATAACTGCGTTAGCTTTTGCGACAATTACAGGGCAATTGACAGCTACTAGGAATGATGGTGTAGAACTTACTACTGATTTGGATGGAAGATATGTTACGGAAAATACACGTACGACATCAGCAACTTTCAACACTTCTGATGGCATTTTAACTTTAAATCAAACTGATCCAGTAGGCACTGTAACGGTAGACTTAGATGGCCGTTTTCCAACTGAAAATACACATTTGAATACTGCAACTCTAGGTGTAGACAATGTGTTATCACTTGGAATGGTCAATCCAACCTCTACAATTACCGTTGATTTATCAGATTTATCTGATTTAAATACTCATTTAGATTCTGCATCACTAACAGAATCAAATGTTTTGCAGTTAAATATGGTGAATCCAGAATCTACAATTACAGTTGATTTAGATGGCATGGTAACAGGTGATTTTTTGCCGATTGATTTTACAAACTCATTTGCTGGGGATCTGAATTATTTAGTTCAGGCAGGCGTTTATTCAGTTTCGACAACAGCGGTTAATACGCCTCCTGAATTACAAGGAAATGAGCATTTTGTTTCAGTGTATTCTGATAGAGTCGGAGCAGGTCAACCTACTTCATGTGTTCAAATTTGGCATACTGGAATGAATCAAAGTAACGGTCTAAACCCTAATACAAGAATGTGGATGCGAATTTTTTCTTATGGAACCATGCCGATTGTATCTCAATGGCAGGAAATTAATAATGGAGGTTTAAATGGTTATCTAAGGGGAGAAATGACGGCTACGGGTCGTGATTTTAATGCGCCAAGGTATCGACAGTCTGGGTATTATTTTGTTGGAAATGTTAATTCAGAAACACAAGGTTGGACCAATGGACCTGATTATTTTCCTAATTCGCAATTTAATGTTTTGAAAACTATTATGACAGGAGTAAGTAGTGTTGATTTATCTTATGGGAATGGTTATCAAGAATTATCTACAGCGACCTATGATGCACCAAATAATCACGTTAGAACTTGGAAAAGGGCGTTTGAGGCGAGCTCAACAGTAGAAAATTATTCAAGTTGGTTTGAAGTTTATCATCAGGGTGTACCAATACAAACACAAGTTTTAGATATTTATAACATGCCTGATACGAGATCAGTAATTGATGTTAAGGGAAAAAGAGTAATAGATGTTTCAGTTTCTAATTTGTCTTATGGAATTTCAACATTACAAAATGGAGTTGAAGGCCAAGTTATAACTTTTATCAAAACGAGTTACAACGGAATGGTAACGATTAATACGACAGGAAATATTAATACACCTAATGGTGGTACTTCACGCTTTGTAATGAGATATCACCGTGGCGGAAGCTTTATTAAAAAGGGATCAGAATGGTATCCGCTATTTTCCAATTCAACATCATAGGAGGTAATTATGTTAGTTAAAGATGCTATATCAAGAATTAGATTTCAAACTAATACAAACGACGATAACACAGGCCGAAATATAAATGCCTTATTTAGCAACAAAAATTTAGTAGCACAGTTTCAAATTTGTCTAGATCAATATGCAAGTTTTACAAAAGGAATAGAAGATATTTTTTCTTTTAATTTAGGTTCAAATGTACGAAGTATAACAGCACCAAAATACGCTATCAGGTCAAAGGCATATAAAAATATATATATATGGCGAGGCGGTCGAAGATATTTAATTAATATCAAGCCAATGAACTATACACATACTAGATTTCCTTATCAAACTTATTCAGGAATCCCACAATTTGTTAGTATCTGGAAAGATGAAATTTATTTTTATCCAGATTCTTCATTAGAATTTCAAACTTCAACACTTACAAGTTTAATTACATCAACTCAAAACACTATTACAGTTGTTTCAACAAATGATTTTCCTGAACAAAATGGAAGAATAACAATAGGTTCAGAAAAAATAAGATATCAAAGCAAAAATGCGACGCAATTTCTAAATTGTACTAGAGGCATTGAAGATACAACAGCAGCAGAACATGATAATTCATCAACTGTTAACGAAAATAATTTAATGGTTTTTTATAGACGATTAGAAAAACCAATTTTTGTTTCTGATTCGGATATTATATCTGAAGATGATTTAAACAGAGAACTCAATATTCCAGACGAACACATGATCAGCATCATTGATCTAACGACCTACATGTTATTAATCAAAGTTGATTCTGCAAGAGCGCAACCTTATAAAATCGATGCAGCGAGCTTTCTGGCACAAGCCAAAGAAGATATTGAATGGGATCATTCAGATATTACGTCAGGAACATTTATTTCAGATGCTTTCGACTGGGAGACAAATAATACAGGAGCTACAATGTAATGTTTGAAGTCCTTCAAACTCAATGCAAAGGTATAAGAACTGATAGAGGCCCTAAATTTATAGGGACTGAATTTTGTCAGAATATCGTTAATTATAACTTTGATAATATTATTGGATTATCAAGAATATCAGCGCCAGAAATTGAATATAATGCAGGCGGAACAGCTGGTATTGATGGTATTTTTCAATTTAGATATATCGATTCTAATGGAAACTTACAAAAAGAAAATATAATTGTACAGGGCGGAAATGTAATAAAAGATGCTGTTGATTCAATTAATGTTCCAACTACTATTTATAGTGGTTTAACAGCCGGTAATAAATGTTCATTTGCAGTGTTAAACGACAAGTTATTTATTTCAAATGGTGTTGATAACGTTATTGTTTATAACGGCACAGTTACGACGGAAATGGGTGCGCCCATAGTTACTAATAATCTTGTTGCAGGAGTATTAACAGGCGATTATTTTTACGCAATAACCTATGTAGTGGATAGTGTAGAATTAGTTACATCATGCATTTCTAACACCGTTACAGCAACATCTAATAGCTTGGATTTAACTTTGCCGATTGGGCCATCAGACACAACAGAAAGAGATATATATAGAGTTGAAGCTGGTGGTACTCAGCTAAAATTTTTAGTAAAAATCAATGATAATACAACGACAACTTATCGAGATAACACAGCCGATGGATCACTTGGCTCAAATATTCCAACAACTAATTCACCTGCACCTAAACCAAAATTTATTACAGTTAAACATGAAAGATTAATCGGCATTGGAAATGCACGCAGACCTAATTATTTATACAGATCTGAAACTGAAATTGAATCATTATTTGCAACTATAGGCGTTACTGATGTTTCGGGACAGGGTAATGACAATACTGGTCTTACAGGAATGGCAGAAGATTATGACACTGTAGTCGTTTTTTCAGAAAAAAGAATTTATTTAGTCGATGTATCAGGAGAAGCAGCTACTGTTAAACAAACGACATCAAATGTGGGCTGTTTGGATGGAAATACAATAGCAAAAGTACCGCAGAATGTAGATTTTAAAGGCGGGTTAATGTTTGTGTCAGATCAATATGACATTCGTGTTTTTAATGGGGATATAGCCGTCAACTTAGCGACTAGTTTTGATAATCTAGCAACTCAAAATTTTTCTGCTGCCTTAAATAAAGATCAATTAAAAAATAGTTTAAAAAATATAGATTTAGAAGGAATATTTTTTGATTATAAATATCATTTAATCGTGGGTAATTTGATTTATGTGTATGACATACGAATACAAGGTTGGACAACTTACAGAATTAGAACCGCAAGCTATACGCCATTGTATAGAAAGTTTGGAATTTTAGGAGAAAAATTTTATATCGGACAGAAAGATACTGCAATTACAGAAGAAATGTATAGAAATGAAAAATATAGGAATGAAAATTTTGACAGTAGTTTTGAGACTGGAGAAATTTTAGTTAACGATACATACAAATATTTTAATAATTTAATCGTCTATTTTGGAAATTCAGGTGATGTAACTGTAAGCATTACAATAACACCAGAAAGTAACTCTGATTTAGCACAAAATGTTAATTTTTCGATTGAGTCAGATGGATATGATCCAACTTATTATAATTCTACATATTATGAGACAGCATCTAACGTAGATGATTATAAAGTTGCGCACATCAATAAATATGCAAAGTGGATTAGATTAAGAATGTTTTCATCTAATCGCTTCAATTTTAGAGGATATAAATTAATAGGTCAGCAATTATCAAATAAGGAGATTTAAAAATGGCATCAGCTAGTGAACAAAGAAGAGCAGCAGAATATCAGCAAGCACAAACAAGACTGCAAACAATATTAGGGGAGCAACAAGCAGATCGTAATTCAGCAAGAGAAAGACAACTTTTAGGATTAATTGGAACAGAAGCAGGGTCGCAGTTTGATAGGGGAATTTCAGATTTTCAAAGAGCTTCAACAACACCATTTAATTTACAAAGAAGTTCAGAGTTTGATGCTGAAACAACAGGAACACCAGAAGCAGTTACTAGACTACAAAAACTAATTAGAGAACAAGCTTTACCAGAACAACAAAGAGCGCTAGCACAAGGAAAAATTGCATTACAGCAAGCAGGTGTTAGGGGTCCAGAAGCAGCACTTATGCAACAAAGACAGCAGAATAGAATGCAAACAGATCTAGCAAATAGAGCTGAACAAATAGCATTGCAACAAGCTTTATCAGATAGAGGTATAAGACAACAATTTGCATCACAAAGAGGATTGCAACAAGTTGCACAAGCACGAGCAGATAGAGCAGCACAACAACAATTTGCTAGAGATAGATCAATTGGCGCACAAGAAAAATCATTTGGAAGAAATGTAACAGCAGAAGATAGACAAAGATTTAGTAATGAAAGTGTAACAGAAGCCGCACTAAGACCAAGAACTTGGGCATCTCTTCAAGATCAAAGTAAAAGAGGAGAGATGTATGGAGGAAAAGTTGATTTAGGAAAAAATCAAACAAGTGTAAATATAAATAAAAAACCGCCACAAGTAAGTCAACCAGTGAGTAAACCAGTGAATAAACCAGTGAGTCAACCAGTGAATATAAATTTTAGAAGAAACCCAAGAACTCCATGGCAGAGTAGAGGTTGGTGACGTTGATATTAACGTAAAAAATAAATAAAGGAGTAAACTATGGACCCAATATCAGCATTAATAGCAGTAGGAAAAGCTATAGCATCAGCAGCAGGAACAGCAGCAGGTGCAGCAGGAACAGCAGCGGGAACAGCAGCAGGAACAATAGGAACAGCAGGAGCAGCAACAGGAACAGCAGCAGCAAAAACTTTAGGTGCTGCTGGGACAATATTAGGAAAAACTGGTACAGCCTTAGGTACAGCAGGTAAAGCAGGATTATCAAAGGGAGCAGCAGGGTTATCAAAGGGAGCATCTTTAGGTAAAGCAGGATTATCAAAGGGGGTTTCTGCTGGAAAAGCAGGATTATCAAAGGGATTATCTTTAGGTGAAGCAGGGTTATCAAAAATAAATCAAATAGGAATAGACCCTAAATTGATGGGTCCTCCTGAACGATTTAGGACAAGACTTGCAAAAGAATCTTTAAAATTAGGAAAAGACATTGTTAAAAGTGAAGCAGGAAAAGGATTTACTGAGGGTGTACTTGGAACCTTAGGAACCAGTGGCACACAAAAATTACTTAATAGATTAGATTCAGTTTCATCACCTATGCAAATTCAAGCAGGGTCAACTAATCCAGGAGAATCCGAAGTTATGAAATTAAGAAGAATGGGGTTAATTTGATGAATAAATTAGATTTTTTAAAGCTAAGTAAAGAACAAGTTGAATTAAATCCATATGATGGTCCAGCAAAATATCTAAATACCTTAAGAAAATCAAATAATGCGAATGAAAAAACTATAGCAGGTAATCAAGATCCAGTAACAAGTACACAAGATAAACCAAAACTATCAACACAGATTTTGGGTACGCTTAAAAATATTGCTAAAGATCCAAGTACATATTCAAAGTTAGCTAGTGTAGCGTCAGTAGTGGCAGCAGCAGAAGGCGAAAATACAGCGGCCGATGCTCTTTCTAATATTTCAAGTCGAATAGATCAAAATGTTAGATCTAGAGATACTGCAAAAGCAACAGTTGAAGCTCAAAAAATTAAATCTCAAGCAGATGCAGAAAAAGCTGCATTAGATAGAGAAGCGTTAAAAGAAGCAGCTAGATTGAGAGGTTTAGCAGCAAAAAAATTAGAGGAAAGCAAATACAAGCCACCTACAGATTTTGTACCAGCAAATGAATTTCAAACATTTTTTGATGATCCAAGAGCTCAAAAAATAAATTTATTTACAGTGGATAAAGAAACTGGAAATAAATATGTAAATAATAGAATAGTAGAAGATTATTTAGATAAAAAAGATTTAGCAAAAAGTAAATTACAAGCAAATATTGTAGATGCAAAAATAAGAAATGAACAAATTAACAAAGTTATTACAGATCCTAAATTACAAGAAATAATAGGAACTGTAGATGTTGGTCCTCTAAGTGTTAGAAAAGAATTTATAGCATCTCTTGGTGGAACACCAGAAGAAGTTCAAACACTTTTATCAATTATAAATACAACAGAATCAAACAAAGTTTTAGAAACATTAAAAAAATTAAAATCTCAAAGCAGAACAGGTGCTACAGGTTTTGGTGCCTTAAATCAAGAAGAATTAGGTTTAATTAGTAAAGCTTTTATAGATTTAAATAAAGCACAAGATTTTAAAACATTTGTTACTAATTTAAAGAAAATAGATAAAGTTTTTTCAGATGCTACTCAAAGAGAGCAAAATAAATACTTAGAAGACTATAAAGGTGAAGGTATAGAGCTATATCAAAATCCATATAAACAAGTAGCTTCTAAAACAAAAACACAAGATAAAAGTGTAAGTCAGCCAGAAATTAAAGGCTATAAATTGGTAGAAAACTAATGCCAAATTACACATTTATAAGAGAAAAAGATGGCGCAAAATTTACAATAGCTGGAGATAAACCACCATCTCAAGAAATAGTTGAACATTTTTCTAAACAAATACCTTTAAAAACAGAACAAGTACAAGAAACACAAATACAAGAATCAGTGAAAGAGCCAGTACAAGAAGATAAAAAATTTAGCTTTAAAGGTTTTGCAGAACAAATACAAAAGCCTCCACAAAAAGGTGAAACATTAAAAACATTATTAAATTTAGCTTCTTTTTATCCTACACCAGCAGGTTTAGCTGCAAAAGCTGCAGCTATTGGTTCAAAAGTTCCAATAATATCTAAAGCTACAGGATATTTAGCAAAAAAAGCAGCAGAAATAGTACCGCAAGCATATTTAGCATCTAAAGCAACATATATAAATGAAAGACAAAAAGGAGCTTATGAAGATGAAGCAAAAAGAGCAGAAGAAAAAGGACTTTTTAATGAAATATTATTAGGAGCAGCTATTGAAGCTGCAGCTTATTCAACAAAAGGATTAGGAAAATTTATAATTAAAAATATTCCTGATGACCTTTATCAAAAAGCTAAAAAGTATAGTAAAGACACAGCAGTTTCAGTTGAAAATAGAATTGAACAAATTACAAATTTAGGAAAAAAAGCTTTAAAAAATAATGAGATAATAGCTAAAAAAGTTAACGAAAAAGCTCTTAAAGCATCTACTGAAAATAAAAATTCTGCAAAGAAAATAGCAAATAACATGACAAAACTTGCTAAAGATTTTTTTGAAAAGCAAAAGTTAGATAATCGTGCAAAAATGATTAGTAAAATTCCAGATTTAAAATTAGAAAATGCTATAAATCAAGAACATCAAAGATTAATTAGAAATGCACAAACAATTACAGAAGACGGAAGAGTTTTACCAAGAAAAGAAGAAAAAGCAGTTTTAAAAGATTTTGAAGATTTATTTATATTAAAACCTAAACCTACAGTTTTATTAGATCAATTTGGTAAACCTATAACAGTTACAAAAGGTAAAGCACCAATACAAAATAAAAAAATATTTTTAGATAATCTTGATAAACTACAAGACAAAACAGCGTATGGTGCAGGTGAAAATGAACTAAAACAGCAATTTAGTAATATTTATTCTAATCTTAATAACTTTTTAAAAGAAAACAGTAAAGAATATAACGATTTAAAAAGATTAGGACAAAGTATAGTAAAATTTTCAAAAAAAGAAACGAAGTTTGATCCGCAGCTATATGATAGCAATAAAATTTTAGATGATCTTACAAAATCAATAGAAACTTTTAAAAAGTTACCTGATCAAGATAGCTTAAAAATAATAAATAATGTTGTAGATCAAGCAAATAAAATATTTGGTACTAAATATAAAACAAAAGACATTATTAAAAAATTTAATCAAAATGAACAATTAAAATTACTTAAAAATGAAGGTAATTTAAGTGATTCACAATTAAATTTGCTAAATAAGAATAGTAGAAAAATATATGCAGATAATAGAGATTTAGGAAAAGTTACTGATGAAGGATTTTTTAAACCTAAACAAGATGTAAAGCAATTTGTTGAAGGTCAAGAAGGTACTGGATTAACAGGATCACGTTTAGCAAATCTTTTAGATCCTAAATTAGTTGAGCAATTAGAAATAGAACAAGCAAGACGATATTTTCAACAGCCTATTGATTTAAATATACCTATTGGAAGTATAGCAAAACCATCAGTAAGGGTATTACAAGCACTTAAAGGCGCAATAAGACTACCTTCAACACAATTTAGAGCTAAACAATTTTTAGAAGGTGATTTACCTATAACTCCAGAAAAATTAGGAATAGGAGCTAGAACATTAGGAAGGGCAGCCGCAAGAAAAACAGTTAGATCAGATGAACAAAAAGTAGACGTTGTTTTAGATAAACAAAATCAACCAAGGTTTATTAAAAGAGACTCTTTTCCAAATAAAATAACAAGAAATAAAAGCGGAAAAATTACTGATCAAGAACAAATTAAAAGAGATAGAGGAATAATAAGATGACAACACCATCAGCAAGCGATTTAAATTTATATGACGGAACACCTTTCGATCAAACTGATTGGGATGGTAACTGGAACCAAAATATAACGTGGTTAACTTCTGGTAACTATGACATGACTTTCCAAACTGTGACAGCTAGCTCATTTGTTGGTTTGCCAACAGAAACTTTTGCATTAACGGCAGGAGAAGATATTTCAGCAGGTAATGTAGTAAGAATATCGGCAGGTCAAGCACTAAAAGCTACTAATGCTAGTGAAGCAGGTATTACCAGTGTTGTAGGAATAGCCACTCAAACAGTTACCTCAGGATCATCAGTTAACATTGCATATACAAATTATGAAAGTTTTTCTGGATTAACTTTAGGTGCAATTTATTATGTTGGTGTTGATGGAGCCATTACATCTACAGCACCTGAAATTCGTACAGTACAAATTGGTACAGCAGTATCAGCATCAAGAATAAATTTAAATATTAAAAGTTTAGTCGATACACATTCTTTAAACTATGTAAGGTATTGGGATAGAAAAGAATTTTCACTAGGCATTAATGCAAAAACAATAGAGTCAACTTATACAAATATTTATGTGCAGGAGGAATCAGTTTCAAGACATTGGAATAATAATCTAGGAATACAAAATAACGTAAGTTTATGGTTAACATTTACTGGTAGTGCGTCAAATCCATCAGTATTGCAAGCAAAAATACAACGGTATTCAGGATCTTGGACTGATGTATTTGAATCAAATACATTTTCAATTTCAAACCCGGGAACATCTGAATACAATACAGTAGCATTTTCTTTACATACAGGAAATATAACAAATTGGGATTTATATACAACACCTGCAACTGGTTTAAACAGTGCTACTAATGATTGGCGATTGCAATTACTAGGATCAGGTAACACACCTAATTTAAATAGCTTTGCATTTCAATGGGATAAGTCATGATAAGAATTAGACGAGCAACAAATAAGGAGGACATAAATGGCATTATTAAAAGCTTTCAAATTATTAAATCTAGTATCAACATTAAGAAAGATAAGTCGATTTATAGACCAAGTAGAGGCAATAACTACGCTTTTTGAACATATATCAAAGATTATACAAAAAGAGGCAAAAGAAAATAACAAACTTTTAAACATTTCAGCAGAAAAGTTAGATAAAATCGAAAAAGCAGTTAAGAAAATTGAGCGTTTTGATAAAAAGATAGAAAAAATACAAGCGAGTTTAAAATGAAAGTAAGTGAAAATTTTATATTACAGGAATTTGTACCGAAAAGCATTTATTCAAAATATAAAAATTCAGCACGTTGGTTTGTACAAAAACGTTTAATTTATGCAGCACAATGTATAAGAAAGCGTTTTGATAAACCTATGATTATTAATAATTGGCATACAAGAGAACATGGAGGATTTCACTTTAGAGGATTTAGGGACCCATTATGTACTGTAGGCGCTGAAATGTCGCAGCATCGTTTTGGTAGGGCACTTGATTTTCACATTAAAGGATTGTCACATGAGGAAATTTTCAAAGATATAATGGATAATGAATTGCAGTATATGAGCTATGGAGTTACTGCAATAGAGGACATCGAGCATACTAATGGTTGGATTCATATCGATTTAAGATGGACAGATCAACCTGAATTATTAGTAGTATCCCCATAAGTTTTTTTTATTTTTGTATAGTGTTTTATTAATTCTTTTTCAAGCCACGTTATAGTTTCACCTTGTTGATATGATTTTTTTAAACTCATAAGGTGATTACTTGGCGTTTTCCAGTTTTGCAGTCCAAGATTATTTTTAACGGCTTCATTTAAAATACTAAAACTATTATCAAACATCACATAAATTGCATAAATACATTTGATAATAAAGCTACAACAAAAGCTGAAATAAAGCTCATACAATATTTAAATATAGTTTTTTGCCTGCACAATTCAGCCTCTAATTTTTCAATTCTAATTTGAGCGTCTCTAGTAAACGTAGATAATACTAAGCGTGATAGATCTAAAGCGCAATTTAATTCGTCCGTGTTTCTTAACTTAGGATATTTATGTCCTAGTTCATCTCTAAAAGAAGAAATTCTATTACTAACTAAGTCCCCATTTGTAGACATAAATTAACCTCATCAAAAGATTTTTTTGTTTTTGTACCGTAATAACGAACGTTAGAATATTTTTTACCTATTTGTGCCGTGTAAATTTCATTTCTTATATTAATTGCCATAACCTCTAAAGCCTTGGCTACTAATTCAGTGTTTTTAGCTTCAATATTCAGAATATAATTTATTCTTTCTACCTTTTCACTCACACAATAATTATACTATAAAATGTATAAAAATTGTTTAGTATTTAGGCCACTCTCTAACTGTTTCATCTATGTGATGATTTTGTCTATTCCATTGTCCAAAACCTAATATACTAGGTGTTTCAAAGTAGGGTAAATTATTCATTATTTCAGTATTTTTTAAATTGTAGAATCTATCAAACACTTTTTGAACGGCTTCACTAGGTTTTTTCTTAGTTGCTCCGTTAATACTTGTTAGTAATCTATTTTGACGGTTCTCGTCATGATCTGGGCTTGTTATTGTCATTTTTATGTTTGTTTATGATGGCTTGTGAAAGCATAATACATCTGGTTGCCGCATGCGTCAAATCCTCTAAATTACTTATATCTCTTTTTTTATCAAAGTTATTAATGTGCGCTTTGATATGCTTTAGGTGATGATTAATTGATCTTGTCTCCCAATCATCTTTTTTATATTTTTCTCTTCCATCAGCAATAACATTTAAAATGCAATTAAAAGCAGGCGCAAAAGTTTCTTTGAACGCTTTAAGCATATAATTTTGTCTTTCTATTATTTTATTTTCCATTTTTGATATATCTCCTTTATATAATCAATACATTTTTTAGGGTCTTTATCGATTTGATTACTTGTAAAAGCTAGCATTTTCCAGCCGTGAATTGCCGCTAAGCACCGTTTTTCATAATCGGTATCTGAAGCATGTCTACCCGTAGTCAATTTGCCCGTTTTGGTTTTAATTAATCGTGTACCGCCGTCACATTCAATAGCAATTTTTTCATCAACAAAAGCAAAGTCAAACCTAAATTTTCTTTTACAAAATTGATGTTCTCTAACTAAGATCTTACTTAATTTTGGCTCTAGTAATTTTATCCAATACCATAATTTTTCGTCTGAATAATTTACCTTCTTTTCTAGTTTTTTTAGCAAAGACATTTTTGAATCCCTCCATAAAATTATTTTGCGATTTATTGGTTAGTAATTTGTACTTGTTCGTGAGTTTCAGCATGAAATTTACCTCCGCCGTTAATAGTTTCAATTGTATATGCTAAAAGAGTGCTAGCAATAAAGTTATGCGTTTCTGTGTAGTTATTAGAATTAAAACACCTCAATAAACTTGTAATACCATTACACCAGTTAAAACTAGTCTCTTTTATTTCATCTTTTGAATTGAAATATAATTTTGCCATACTATCGGGTAACATTTTTTCAACTTTCCCTATTAATTTAATTGCATTTTGAATTTCAATTTCACTGTTATCAATATTATCACGTATTATTTTAAATATTTCATCGGTTGCACGTACATGTTTATGTAATTTAAAAAAAGGTACGGGTTGTTTTATTAAATTTTGTGTATATATACCGCCATATTTATCAAATTCTGGGTAAGCGCCAAAGTAATACTTAGCAAAAAGATAAAACATTTTGTGAAGGTGAGTACAAAAAAACATATTGGATTTATAGAATTGATTTTGTTGCCTTGAGCATATATTCATTTTAATTCTAAATTCATGAAATATTGTACTGTTAATTAACTTAACATCTTGGCTGAGCATCAAAGAGTACTCAAGGCTAAATTTTTTCCAATTATCAAAAAAATCATCAAGTATATTTGTAATCGTTTTGTGCGTTTCTTCATTGTCTAAGCACATAAACCAATCTAAATGGGGATTTAATTCTAAGTCATTTGTTTGTTTTTGATATTTAAAAAACTCAAACAAAATAATAATTTGATGCGTAGGGCATAGTTTTCGTAGTCTATTAGAAAAATAATTGTAATCAATGTCTTTGTGCGTGACATACATTTGTGGATTATCTGATAAGCTTTGCCATTTTCTGTATATGAAAGCCCTTATTAAAAAATCTGGTAAATTTTCTAAAAAATCCTCTTCTAAACCATTAAATCTAATTGCCTTGTTAACAGAAGTGACTAACTCTAACCAATCGTACTTAAACACACATGCTCTCCGCAATTAATTGTATGGCTTCGTCATGTTCTGGATTTTTTTGCATTTCAATCTCTATGCAGGACATAGCAAAAAGATATAAAGACTTGTTATCCTTTAAATTAGAGAGTTTTGCAAGATCTAACATGTTACGAGTCTTATTGTTAAGCTTATTTGCTTCCTTAAGGATTCTATCGGCCTCTAATTTGTCGTTAAGGGTTAAGTGTTTCCAATATTTTTTAGCTGCTGCTGAATACATGGCTTCTTTTCTGCTTTCCTTTTCATTTTTTTCATTCTGCATACGTTGTGCCTCTTTTTGTGCTTTTTCTAGCATTGGTTTTTTATAAAAATTAATAGCAAGCTTAAGTTGATCAATGCTTTCTCTAGCATAAAAGCTTCCTTCTCTATATCGGTCCCACTGTTTAAACCACTTTGCTTCAGGCCCTTTTATATGTTGCTCTATTATCTTTCCTCTCATAATCAGTAAATTGTAAATTGAATAAAAAGAATCAAGGTTATTATGTTTTAATTCAGTTTGAACTTTACTTAAATCTATTTTTTCTGGCGCAATTTGTGATAATTGTGTTGCTAATTTAGAAAATTCCATACGTAAATCAAGTGGGTGTTTTTTTTGAAAAGTACAAAAATCTAAAAATTCATTACTTTTTCTTTGACAGTGTTTTTTAATTATCTCTTTTTCAGAATTTTCCTTGTCCTTGTTGTATGTATTAGGAGAAGAAGGATTATATATATTCTCTTTTTTAATGATAGGCCCTAAAACGTCGTTTGGGTTTAAATTGTTAATGATATCGTTAATGTCTTGCATACCATTATTATACCTTTTTTTGTGCTTAATTTGATTATTTTTTACTAATTTAAAATAGTTTTTTGGCATGTATTTCTTTGTTAAAAGTATAGGCCCTTCTTCAAAAATAGGTTCATTTACTTGTTTTAGGTTCATGCAATACATAGTTCCAATCTTACGCTTTTTGTAATAAATCGGTTTAACGTGAATGAGTTTTTGCTTTTCTAATTTAGATTGTGTGTATCGAACACGTTTTCGTGTCCAGCCCAATGTCTTGGCCATTAGATATTGAGAAGAGACGTAACAATTTTTTGGTGTATTAATCTTGACTCCAAACCTATCGTGTATTACTCTCTTATGTGAGAAGCAATTCTTCAGAGCCAGAGTAGAGATGAAGTGAAGTTCCCCTCTACTTTGGCTTAAAGCGATTGTTGGTATTTGAACATAATTTTTCATTTATGAAGTTCCTTTTTATAAAATTCAACTATTTCATAGCGTTCCCTATAAGCTTGCTTGCTTCAGTGCTACTTAGTTTATTGTTGTCCTCAAAGTCTACCCCAAGCTTACGAAGTAGTGCAAGTTGTTTTTCTGATGCTGGTTTTGATGTGTTATTCGATGATTTTTGTGGTTGTTGTTGTTGTGTTTGTTGTGGTTGTGAAGCTGGTTGCTTGCTATAGTAATCAGGCGTATTAGTTTGTTTTGTTTGTATCGGTTTAGGTGATGAATGATTTGTTTTTTCGTGTTGATTCGTTGCGTCTGAATCTTTTTCATTCTCTAGCAAAAACAATCCTGATAAAGCGTATTTACGTGCGTATGAAGAAGAACCGCCAGTTATCTGTGCTGGATCCATTCCTTTTTTTGATTCGTCTTCTCTGGCCAAGCTGGAATTAGAGATTTTATGTTCTCCATCGGTGATGGTTGCTGTGGCCTTAATATAGAATCTACTACCTATATTAATTAACTCATCATTGAGATAAAGAACCAACCCATTAAGGTTGGGTTTAATTTCAGCACAAATATCCTCTAATGTACGGTACTTGTAACCACCGAAGTTGTTGTTGTTATCCTTCTTAACTTTAATTTTTGCTTGCAGATCGGCAACCTTTTGATAAAAACTTTTTTTTTCGCTCATTTTTTTACTCCTATTGATCGAACCAAGGCCCGTTATTTATTTCACTTTGATATGTAGCGTCTTCCACTAGAATAGTAGGATAATCGTCCAGTTCATCTTGATAGGGAAAATTTTCATTTTGAATAAATTCATTATTGAATTGATCATGATTCTTATTATTGAACCAATTTCTAAACTGCAATGAACAACTCCCTAGACATACCTTTAAGTATGCTTTAGCTTGAGGTGCTAAATCAAGAAAATGCTCAAAAACTGGATTAGATTGTAATGAACTATTTACAATAATAGAGTGAAGGTCGTGACACACAATATCGTCTACACCTAATTTATTTTTAACGTCTTTAGCGATTTTTATTAATTGGTTTTTATATAATTTATCTTCAGTGGCAAAGCTTAAAGAATTTGTGACCAATGGTTTTTGTAAAAATTCAATTATTGAACCAAAAAGGTAATTTATAAAAGACTCTTTTATTGCTTTTAAATAAATTTCATATAGTTTGAATTCACCAGGAATAACGGCTAAATTTACATTAGCATTTTCTGTTATATTTTCAATATACGCGTTCCATTCTGTGACATAACTATAGAGTCTGTTACACGACTTCAAATTAAAGGAATTGCCATCATAAAACAGCTTGAATTGTGGATTGAACCAGTCTTGCCTTATAGACTCTATATTTTGATTTAAAAAATCCTCTTGGCTTTCAGTTAATGTTTCTTTTAGTGTGCTTATTGTATTCATGGCTATTCCTTAATTTTTTTTATATTTTTTAATAAAATCGTTAATTACTCGATTGGACTCTTCGTAGCTCATAAGGTTGTTTTCGTATAGCCAATCTTGCTGAGAATGAACAATTTCTAGTAGTTTTTGTAATGGTTTTTGCGAATCGATGTCGTTATATTGAGATATTATCAAAGCATTTAAACTCATTTCCTTGATTTTATTATTGGCAGTAAATTGTGTATCATTACATTGGTTAATTAATTCGTGAAATTTCATTGTTGATTTTCTCCTAATTTTTTAATTGTCGGCAAGTAGGCGGATCCTAAACGCTTACTTGCTTAGTTTTTTTGATTTACATTTTGAACTCACCACCTACGTTATTTTCTAATTTAATTGCAATTGTATTAGAGATACAATCATCATTTACATTATTATTAAGAACATAAAAACAATCATCTAGTTTCATTTCTAATAATGTGGCTACTGCACAAACATATTTAAAATTGTGCTTCAGATGTTGCTTGTTTGGATTAAGTAGAAACATTACCTTGTATCTAGTTGTATTTAATGCAAATTTTGAGTTTAAATCTGCGGCTAAAGTTGTCTGATTATAGCCTTTTTTTTCCATCGCTTCAGTTATGTTTGCTAAGTGCATATGTATTTTTCTCATGTTATTACTATATCACTATAACGAATAAGAAACAAGTATATTGTAGTAACGATATTGACATTACACATATTTATTAGTTATTGTTTCTTTTAAGCCCATGATTAATTTTATTATTCACCAATTCAAAAAACAAAAGAAATATAGTGTACATCAACTTTTAGATATATTTTATGTAAAAGAATATCAAGAAAATACAAATATAACGTCACACACAAAAAAACATGCATATAGCATCATCAAAAACCTTAAAATTCTAATTGAATCAAGTGTTAACCTTAATGATTTAAATTATTCTTTTGTTGAGGATTTAAAGGGTGTGTTACAAGAAAAGTATTCACAAACCTATGCGCGAGGTAATTTTACAATATTTAAACGCTTTTTGAATTGGGTTTATCTGTGCGGCTATACTAATCATGAAATAAAATACAACGGCGTGATTTCTCAAAGATCAAAAAAAGATATTCTGACAGTAACACCGCAACAAATCGAATACTTTAAGAAAAAAATAAAAGAGGCTTTAAAAATTGATTTAAAAAAAGAACCTAGAAGATTACAAAAATTTGAAAAAAATTCAGTTTTAAAATTATATTACTCTATTTTATTCCTTTATGAGACTGGGGTTAGATTACAAGAATTATCAAGAATAAAAAGAACTGATTTTAATGCCAAAAAAAGTGAGCTTTTTATCAAATCGTTTGCAAAAAACAAAGGGGCATCACGAGTAATTATTCTAAATAAAACGGCTAAGTCCTTAATAGAGTCAATGCCTCAATATGATGATGTTCATCTTTTTCTTTTTCCGTTTAGAACTACTGTTTTGTTCAATAACTATTTTCAGAATTTTATGAGGTCTGACTATTCTACCAAACAGAAATTTAAACTCAGTAGTCTACGTAAGGCTTTTATTACAGAATCCTTAAAATCTGGAGTTCCACTTGAAACTGTAAGTAAATATGTCGGACACTCACGATCAACCATAACATCAGCGTACTATGTTGATGTACAAGAACTAAACTCAACAACCAAAGCACACTGGCAAGCTAAAAAAAGCGTTAAATTATTAGAAATTGAATAAGTTTGAAATTTGGGCATATACATTAGTTATTATAGGGAATATTATTTTCTGCTTGTACCTTTTGTTTAGTTAATCCCCCCTAATTTTAGTTATATGAAATAGTTAAAACGTTGTTATTTATTTTTATTTCTTTTCCTTTGCTTTCTGGTTCAAGAAGCTCTAAAACGTGGAATAAATCATTAGTCAATTCTGATAAGTTTATTTTGTTGTTTCTTTTTTTAATATTCATTTTATCACCTTTTTTGTTTTGTTTTGTTAAATTATGTATACAACGTATTTTTTTGAACGGGATCACGCATTTTTGAAATCGGATCACGTATTTGCTAATCGGATCACGTTTTTTATATATTTTTGCAGTTACATAACCCCATTTTTATATATTTTTGCAGTTACACAACCCCATTCACCAAAGCAATCCCATAAATTTACACAACTCTCTTTAGTAAAGCCTAAAGCTAATTTTTTTGTTTTACATTGTATTGACCTACACATACCACTTTTTACCTCTACTATCTCAATTGAATGACAACCTTTTTTAATTTTTTCATATATTAAAGCATAGCCATTTTCTTTTTTAACTGTTTCTAAATCATTCATTTTCTCACCTTGTTGTTTTGTTTTATTTTGTTCGATTCTCATCTATTAATTTATTGAAAAAGCGAACGTATTGATTCCATATTTTAGTAAATTCTTTAGAAATATTTTCAAATTCTAAGATATCTTTTTTTTCCACATATTTTTTAAAACTTTCTTCTTCACAAGTTTCTAATTGTTCTTTTTCAATTTTTCTTGATATATTTGCATATTTTTTAAGCAGTAAATTACATTTTTCTGATAATTTATTTAAATGCTTTATAGTAGAAATTCTTTTAGCCTCATCAATATTTTCAAAATTTATAATTTTATTGTGCGTATTTATTTTATTTACTCGGTAATTTATACTGAAATTTAATAAAGTAAATTTATTTCCAAACTGATAAACTCTATTTGCTGCACGTAGTACAAGTAGTTCTTTATCAATTTCTTCTCTTCTTTCCTTACGTAATTTATTATTAAATTCTTCCAGTTCTTTCCTTACTTCTATTGTGCAATCTATAAATTTTATATTGCTTTCTATTGGTGCTAGCCCGTCTTTTTTTCTTCTCTCGTTTTCCTGATTTAATGCTTGATTAAATTCATTTACATAATATTTACTATTCATTTTATTCACCTTATTTTAATTTTTTTCTAAATTCTATTAATCGTTACATACTTGCGCGTAATTTTATTTTTGAAATAGTCCAAACCGTTCTCAGAACACATATACATATAGTCATCTGCATTTAAGCCATTTTTTTGTGCGTTCTCAAAAACTAAACTTATATTTTTTTCGATATTCATTGTTTCACCTTATTTAATTTTCGTACAACTCAGCCATATAATCATCTAAACCCATTTCATCGTTGTATGATCTTTCTATTGCATCGCCACCCCAATATCCTTCAACTATATTTGACCTAGTGTTTATCCATATATTAGGACCGCCAAAGGCGACTAATATTCTTGAGCCTAGATATTCTTTTTTGCTAGATACTATGAACTCATAATCTAATATGTCACTAAGATATTCTATAACGTCCCCGCCTGCTTTTATCTCTTCACATATTCTATTGCATTGGTTTATTAATTGTTGTTTACTGTCATTCATTTTATTCACCTTATTTATATTTTCCTATCCTATCCTAGCAGGACAATCTTGTTTGTTTTTTGATCATATCCATATGTATCTGATACTTTAATAATCTGTTTATTCATTTTGAAGCTCCTCTTGATTAATATGTTATTATTATAGTGTTTAATTGGTTACTAGTCAAGTGTTTTTTTATAAATTTTTTAGATTCTTAATCTTGTGTGGTATAACTTAGATAATATCTATTCAGTTGCTATCGGGCTTGGTTCTAACTGAATAGATATGTGTATAGTTTGATATTTGGTTGGAATGAAGTATATATATAAGTATATATGTATAATTTCTTTTGTTTCTGTGTTTAGGGGTAGTAGTAATATGTTTTTAGATGTATATTCTAGTATTTTTAATTATTTTATTTTGTTTGGGATACTTTTTATGGGGTATAAAGTTGTATGAATAAAAAAAACAACCAGCTGGAACAAAATAAAATAATAAAAACACTAGAACAAAAAATCAGAAATAAGTTAGAGGGGAAGCTAGTAGATAACAATAAAAATAAGATACTAAGAGCCTATTTATTCTTGATGGAACATAAGAGCATGGGTATTCCCTCACTGTCTGAGGTATCAAGTTATTGCGGCCTATCCGTGAACACGTGTCAAAAGCACATGAAGAACATCATAGCGGACTTACAAGGAGATACATTCGAGGCCAATGCCCTAAGACAGTTACTAATGAAAAAAATATCAGATAAGGCTTTATTTGAGGGCTGCTCTAAGGCGTTACGTTTAGCTGCCGAATGCACGGGTCTACTCAACCCGCAAACACAAAACAATAATGTAATGAATAAGCAGGTGATATATGAAGTCAAAGGTGATGATGAGTAAAAACCAAAAACTGGGAAGGGCGTTCCAGATGACCCCGTACTTTGTATTGCCATGGGTTATATCACAGTGCATAACTTTTATTTCTAAAAACCCTTCCCGGATGACCCCCCTATGTTAGTCAATCAGTTACTATTTTATTTTTTTTCATGTTCAATTCTGTTGTTATTGGTTTTTAGTTTAACCATGGCCTTTACGATTGCTATGCGGTCAATATGGCTATTCAGGGGGGATAGTGATCCGTTAGGAGCATGGAAGCTAAAACAGGAGCAAAATGGGGTAAGTATGCAGCAGGTGTTTGATGATGCTGAGGAACAGGAGAATGTTGAAAGAGGAGGGTGGGTGGGGTAAATGCTATGTATGCATAGGATAGGTTAGGAATGAATAAGAAAGTAATAAAATTGAATGATAAACAAAAGAAGATGTTTCGTATGATTTTTAAAGGTAATGAGATGAGAACAGATCATGGATATAATCACTTTGCATTTTTTGGTGCGTTTAGGTGTGGAAAGAGTTACTTAATGATGTTTGTGGTTTTATTGTTGTGTTTAAATTATGCAGGATCTAATGGGTCAATTATAAGGATGACTTATGGTGAGTTGCAGGATTCTTGTATTGTTCAGTTTTTAGAAGCTTTTCCACCAGAAGAGAATAGTTATATTTATAAGAGTGCTAACAGAGAGATTGTTTTTCAAAATGGTTCACGATTAACGTTTAGGGCTTTTGATAGAGATTCTAAGATTAAGAGTAATAATTATGATTTTACGTTGTTGGTGCAGGCTGAAGAAATACCAGAGCCTTTGTACTTGCAAGTATTAGGAAGGTTAAGTGGTAGGGCAGTGCCTCGTCCTTTGATGCTGACAGAAGGAAATCCGAGTGATTGTCATTTGAAAGATCTTTATATAGATAGCACGGAGGAATTTAGGGAGAAGCAAGGTGTTTTTTTCATTTCAGGAGAGACTAAAGATAACCAAGATAATTTGCCAGATAATTATATAGCAAATTTAAAACAGAATTATCCAGATGATTATTTAGATAGGTATTTGTATGGCGGTTGGTCAAAAACAAGTGATCGAGTATATACAGCCATGATGGATCATCATAAATGTAGAGAGATAATGATACAACCGCATTGGTATCGATGTGTTGGATTTGATCATGGGATTGTTAATGATAGTGCTGCGGTTTTTTGTGCGAAAGATGAGCATGGGAATGTATATGTATTTGATGAATGGAAAAAGAAAGGTGCGACGTTAGAGGATATTACAGTAGCGTGTAGAAAGTATGGGAATCTTGATGTAGTAGCAGATTTTTCAATGAAAACAGGAAGGGTAGATGCAGATTCGATGTGGGAGGATTTATTAAAATTAGGTTTAAATTTAATTGAGTGTACTAAAGATAAGACAGCCAATATTTTATTGGTTAATAAGGCCTTCCATTTAAATCAGTTAAAGATTATGGAGCATTGCGATTATACGTGGGGACAACATAAAAGGTATCAGTACAAACGTGCCAACATGACAGGTACTGAGAATAGAAAAGAGCAAGTAAGAAAGTTTGATGATCATAGTTGCGATGCCCTGCAATATGCAATGAGATATTTATCTGAAATAAAAGTTCAGTCTTCGCAAGCATTTGAAAGTCATAATGTTGGAAGGCCAACTTTAAAAGAGATAGTAGAAAAAGGAGTATAAATGAATTTAGAGCAAATGAAATTGGACATGCACAGGAAGTTTGATGAAATTAATTTTGGAATACAGAAGAATGTGATTCATCAGATTAATAAAGCAATGCAAAACAATGAGATTTTTTTAATTAAAGCGGCAGTTGAAGCTAATAAAAGACAAATTGAATCTGCAAAAGCTTGTAATTTAAATCAATTAACTAAGCGAGTTATGGAGCATGACACCTTAATTAAGGAAATTCAGTATAGGTCTAATCCTTATGTGCTATCTGAGACAGTACGAATACTAACTGATCGCTTAGAAAGAGCTGAAAAAACGGTTAATGAGTTAAGGAATCGGGTAGATTTGTTTGAGAGTACTAAATTTTTGGATACTTCAATTACATCAGAGGAATTAAAGAACCTTTATGCTAGTTCAGGCTATAGTCATTTAGAAGTTGCCAAGTTTTTAAAAGTTGAGCCGTCACGTTTTTATCAGATTATTAACGGTCAAGAAAAAAATCCTGACTATGTAAGAAGATCAAAGTTGAAAAAATACTTTTCTGCAAAAATAAATGCCGATTCATGATATAAAGTGCAAAGATTGCACTAAAATTTCACATCAAATAATTAATTTTCCAATTAAATCAGAAATAATTTGCAGTATGTGTAAGTCAAACAACACATTTATTTACTATGGAAACTATAAAGGGTCTATGTTTTCAGGAATAAGTTATGTAAAGGATATTTCTAATTATGGAGAACCTATATCAACAGCTGAAATAAATAGAAAATGTAAGGAGGAAGGATTGGTTTATGGCTCTCAAACAGAGTTACAAAATGAAGCAAAAAAATACAAATATCGTAACGAATTAGAGTCCAAAGAAAGAGATACTAAACTAGTTAATAATATTGAACATGAATTTAAAAAAAGAGGATTATAAATGAAAAGTGAACACCTAATAATTATTAAATATAACCAAGAAAGTGACGAGACAACTGTTTGTTTGGATGTAGCAATTAAAGAATTAGATCAAATATCGCAGTTAGACATGTACAAAGATGCGATTGATTATTTAACTCAAGATTATGAAGAGTTAAGGGAAAAGGTTTATAAAGTTGCACCTAAAAAATGCTTTGGAGGAATGTTTAGTGCCTCTTAAATACGGAAAATCTAACAAGACATTTGGAGAAAATGTTAAAAAAGAAAAGAAAGCAGGAAAAGGAATGAAGCAAGCTTTAGCTATAGCATATTCTATGAAAGACAAAAGCAAAAAAAAGAAATATTGAGGCATTTAGATTTATTTAGTGGAATTGGCGGATTTGCTTTAGCTGCACAATGGGCAGGTATTAACACAGTCGCCTTTTGCGAAATAGAACCATACGCTCAAAAAATATTAAAAAAAAATTTTCCTGATGTTCCTATATATTCAGATATTAACAAACTAAAAAGGAGTGATGTAAATGGATCAATTGACATTATTACAGGGGGATTCCCCTGCCAACCGTTTAGTGTCGCAGGAAGAAAAAAAGGAACGGAAGATGATCGCGACCTCTGGCCGCAGATGTTTCGAGTTATACAAGAATTCAAGCCCACTTGGGTCATTGGTGAAAACGTTGCTAACTTCGTTAATATGGCATTCCAACGCACGAAAACTGACTTGGAAAGTGAAGGGTACGAAGTGCAACCACTTATTATTCCAGCTTGCGCCGTCAATGCGCCACACAGACGAGATAGAGTGTGGATTCTGGCGCACTCCCGATGCTCATTGCAACAGGGGGTCATCAAGCAAAGAGCGAATGGCATGGAAGATAAAGAACAAGATGCCAATATCGATCAACGATCAAGTGATGTGGGCTACTCCAAACGCCAGAGACTACAAGGACAACGGGAAAAATCCATCAGAGTTAAACCGAAATACGATTACATTGGCAACACATGCTGGTGGGAGTTTGAACCCAACGTGGGTAGAGTGGCTTATGGGGTACCCAATAGGGTGGACAGACTTAAAGGACTAGGGAACGCTATAGTTCCACAAGTAGCATATCAAATATTAAAAGGTATAATGATGTTATGAATAATTCAGATAATTTATCTAAAGATAGTGAGTCATTAAAATATATTGCACAATGGGATGAAAAAACATTAGATATTGTGATAAAAAAAATCAAAGACGAAGATTTTTATAAAAAAAGAAATACTAATGAGTAGGTTACAAGCATTAATTAAAAGAGTAGGCGTATCAGGGGTAAATAAACCTAAAAAAACACCTTCCCACTCCTCTAAAAGTCACGTAGTAGTAGCTAAAGAGGGAGATAAAGTTAAAACAATTAGGTTTGGGCAACAAGGAGTATCAGGAGCAGGATCTAATCCTATGACTACTAAAGGAAAAGCTAGGCAAAAGTCATTTAAATCTAGACACGCTAAAAATATAGCTAAGGGAAAAATGAGCGCTGCTTATTGGGCAGATAAAGTAAAATGGTGATATAGTATTTATAAGGTGATTAATGGAATACAGCCCAAATCTATATAAATATAAAACTTTAGTAGATCGAACAAAAAACTATCAAATAGTTACGCATGATGGCGAAAAACGTTTTTGGTTTTATTATGTTACTCCCTATTTGCTTAAAAAATATAAAAAATTTTATACTGAATATGCAAAATATGGATATGATGAAAAAATGTTTTATAAGCTTTTTGGCGATTCTATATCTATGCTTTTTTTTAAAGAAACTGGCAATGTTAAAGTTATAGAAATTGGTGGTGATTATGTTTGTTTAAAAAGTCATACATATTACGAAGAATTAATGAATATAATTAAATCTACTCATAAAAAATTTATAAAAGATCAAATAAAACTAATTAAAATTAGATGCAAAGAATTACAAAAGTACAAAGATTTAGCAAATCAAAAACCATGTAAATTATTTGGTTGAGGTGATAAATGGATAAATTAATGTATGGTGAAAAAAGGGCCTTAATTAAAGATCCTTTGTTTTTAGAAATAATGCAAAAAACAGGACAAGGAATTATTTTTGTGCATAATATATTGTTGTATGAAGAAAGAACAAAGTATTATTTCTGGAAAAGCTTTGGATATTTAAAATCTTTAGCTGCTGTTATTAGCCCTGAATTTACGATTGAAAGCATGAAATTTGATTATTTTTTACATGCAAAACACAATGTAGATGAAGAAGTATCTAAACGTATTGATTTATTAAAAAAAGAATTTAGATATTCTTCTTATTTTGATTTTAATTATAAATTAAAACCTTTAAAAGAAGCACATCCTTGGCTTAAAAATATTTTATCTGCTCATTTAGACACTGTTACTTGGGATTTAGATGTCGCTATTAAAAATTATAAAAAAACAGGCTTTGGTTTTCCGAAATATAAAAAAATTGATCCTAAAAATAATTTAGCGCCTAGCATTTCATTGCTATTTAAAAAACAAGCTTCTCAAATTAAAACAATAAAACAATATAATAACAGCAAAAAAATAAAACAAATAAAGTTTAAATTTAATCGACATTTAATTGAAGAAAATCACAAAAAAAAATATGACTTTATATATATTAAATTTATTGATCATCGCAATTTGGAAGATTTAGGCAGAAAATATAAAGATTCATATCGTATTGTAATGTCTAAAGGTAAAAATCTAAGTATTTCTTTTACTACATTTAAAGAAAAAAACATAATTGCAAAACCTGTTAAAAAGGTTGTTGCAATTGATAGAAATGCAAATAAAAATAATATTCTGTATTTAGATAATGGCTTTAAATTTAGACCGCCAAGCAATAAAAAAGGATTAATTTTAGATCAATTAGAAAAAAAACGAATTAAACTTTCAAAGCAATTAGCTATCAAATACCAGCAAAATAAAAAATTACGTTATGATAAAGACAATAAAAAATGGTATTTAACTAAAAATTATTTAAATTTAGTTGAAAAAATTAATAAAGTATACGAAAAACAGCAAAATGTAAGAAAACATTATCATCATTTTGCAACTCATCATATTGTAAGACGTTATGACAAAATAATTATAGAAGATTTAAATATAAAAAACATGACAAAAAGCAATAAAGGTAATTTAGAACTGCCGGGTGTACAAGTTAAAGAACAATCACTATTAAATCAAAAAGTTTTAAATGCAGCCTTGGGACAAAATAAAATTTATATAGATTATAAAACAAAATACAAAGGTAAAAAATTAATCGAAATTGACCCTAAAAATACCAGTATTACATGTACTGAATGTGGAAATATAAATAAAAAAAATAGAAAGACAAGAGACATTTTCAAATGTACTAAATGCAGCTATACTAATCATGCTGATTTTGTATCAGCTATAAACATTAAGAATAAATCTTAATATGCGGTGAGGTAACATCGTACACCTTTTTAGGTAAGCCTGCGGTCGCAAGACAATGAACTTCGTTAGAAGTCACAAACAGGAAAACATCTTAAAATAAAAAGTTTTATGATAAATTGTAAAAAAAATAGGGTCTAAAACTTTCTATTTTACAGTAAGTTTTACACGATTACAGATTTATGTGAAATTGGTAAAAGTCTAAAACTTTCTATTTTACAGTAAGTTTTACACATCTCCATAAACGGCCATTTTCCCTGGTCTAAAATTTTCTATTTTACAGTAAGTTTTACACCCTTTGGCTTTGCAGTGAAAGCAATTGTAAACGGTCTAAAATTTTCTATTTTACAGTAAGTTTTACACGGTTAGGATCTCGACCCTGTAAATTCATGTCTAAAACTTTCTATTTTACAGTAAGTTTTACACAGGATCGAAGAGCGAAGATTAACAAAGGTCTAAAATTTTCTATTTTACAGTAAGTTTCACACAACAGAGGATAGGAAAGAAGAAG